TTCCATTAGTGTCATTGTTGATGCGGCTGGAAAAGATGTATTGCCACCAACCATTGCACTGTGATTTGTATACTGACTTCTAAAGCCAACTGTATAATTAACTGCGGATGTGCTGGATGGTGAATCGAGATGATTAATATTTAATTGACCCCATTTGTCACCGCTAGTATTTGTGGAACCAAGTGGGTCCCAAACGCCAAACCCTGGAGCAAGCTGCGAATTTGCAAAAGCCGCAAGATTAGTTCCACTTAGATTAGTACCTAAACCTGACCCTCTATAAGCGGTTATATATACTGGGCCACCACTTATATTTGCCCCACTTGTGCAAGTGACGTTGCAAATTACTAATATTTTATTTGACGAACTTTGCGGGGTTATTGAACCTGTCAATGAGGAACCAACAAAAGATGTCGAATTTGTATTTTCTGCTCCCTCAGTCCTAAAAGTTTTAACTTGAACCACTGAACCCTGGGGCATTTGGGCATCCGTTAAATTACCCACTGCCGTTGCCACGGCTGAATCGACTAATGTTTTAACAAATGCCGTTGTGGCCACGCTGGTATCATTGTCGCCACTGGCTGGTGTTGGCGCTGTTGGGTTGCCTGTCAGAATTGGGCTGGCTAATGTCGCCAAGCCAAGGTTTGCAGCGTCTAATGTGCCCACCGTCACCCAGGCATTGTTCGCGCCGTTTCTTATCTTTAACAGCCCTGCGGAAGTATCTGCCCAATATTGATATGAAAACGTCGTGCTTGGTTCACTGCTTCCGCTGTTTTGACTGACCACCGCGTCCAGGACATTATTAATATCTGTCCTGACCGCTGCCCCCGTCCCGTTTGCTATATCATAATCGTGCTGTGCCATTATGCTGCCTCTTTTCCATAGCCAATTGCTTGCCAGTTTATGGACCTTGCAATGCCTGTATTTGATGAATTAAAACACTGGACCGTAAAACCAGTTCGCGCTTTGCTTGTGACCCTAAAGTAATCACCGCTGTTTGAATCGTTCATGGTGACACCAACAACCGGGACCGCTTTAAAATTGCTGCCAAATGAAACCGCTGTGCTGCTTGCAGACACGCTCAAATCGCTGGCTTTTTCCACCCGGTCGGGCATATCAACCGTCACCGAAAGTGCTGTTATTGCAATGTTATAATCTGAATCGGTGTTGGTGACGATCACTCGAAATTCATACGCCCTGGCGTGATAATCTCCCACTAAAAAGGGTGCCCAATCTGTCCAGGTGGGGTTTGATGCCGGGTTGTCGCTTGTGGTTCTCAATTCTAAAACGGCGGTGATTGCGTCTGAACTTGCCCCGTCAAAATTGTTCCAGGTATCCACAAGAGCGGTCCGGTAATCAATTAAATCTGACGCGACCGTTACGGATGAACTCAAATTTGCAGTTAAACGGCTGGTATATGTTTCGCCAAGGTCCACGGAATTTGCAAAATAATAAGAACCCGTTTCTTCAATAACGCCAATATCACCAATTTCACGCGCTAATCTGTCGCCGTTTTCGGCAATTAAAAAGTCGCTGTTTTCGGCTAATATATGCCTGGGCGCGCCGTCCAGTTTTAAAATATTATTAACTACAATCATATCGTTGCGAGTACCAGCAAAAGATGGGTTTTCCGTTGCTGTGACTACTGCATTAAAGTCTGAAATATTGGGCACCGTCGTTACTGCATATTTTCCATTAGTGCTAAATCGCCCACCTTCGTCGACGGCTTTGGCCATGTATGTGCCGGACAATAATGGAAGCACTGCAAAGGTTTGGCTTCCCGCAATCGCTTCGCCAATGTCTTGCCCATCTTCCCAGGTGGCATTTGCGGTTAACCGGCTGTGACGTATCCGAACATAACCACCATTAATCACGTCCAGGTCCGTAATACGGGACCAGGTTAAATGGCATTGACCATCCAAGGCACGAATTGAGAAATTATTTACGTCACTTGGTACGGCGGTTAATCCTGATATTGTTTTGTTGTTTAAATAAGCCCATTCAGATTTTGCGCCTAGGGAGTTAATGGCCCTGGCTCTAAAATCATATTGCCCTGGCGGTATATCATCCACATTGGCTTTTAATGCGCTTGTCGTTGTAATAAAGGTATAAATCGACGCGCCGTTTGCCTTATATTCGGCTTCATAATTCACCACAAACGCATCGTTTGGCGCTGCCCAGGAAAAAATTGCCCTGCTTTGCGTACCCTTTGAATTAACGGTGATATATAATTCTTCTGATATGCCGGTCGGCAACGGTGACGCCACCAAAAACGGGTCCGGTAAATTAGTGTCTGGCATATCATCCGCTTCAGTTTTCTCTGACCACGGGTAAATACTGTCTTGGTGTTCTACTAGTGAGACAATGACCGTACCATCAGCTCCCAAGGTCAATTTTTGTACTCGGAAGGTCTTTGCTTCCCAACCGGGGGTGCTGTGGGTCAAACCTACAATATCACCCACAGATACATTTAGTGCTTCGCTGGTGGCAGCAAATGACACCATGAGTGAATTCCTGGACCTTTTTAGGGCGATGGATGCTATGTCTTGCGCAGTATAGATGTTTGAGGTGGCTGGAAGGTTAATATTACTAACAAGCTCTACTCCTCCGTCTTGCAATAAGTAACCAGCTTCTTCAGCACTGCCAGCTACCGGGTATTCAATTTGGTCCATTTGCCAGTTGGCATCTGGGTTGGCGAAGGTGGCTATTACCCGATTAAATTTAGTCTTTTTGCTTTCACTTCTGATGCTTATCCCACCGATTATATGGGATTCCGTGAAAGAAAATGTGGCAGGACCTTCATCTTCAACTAAAATCCCATACTGCCCTTGGTGATAGGGCATGAGTCCCCGCATTGATGATAATAAGACTTTAACGTTATTGATCAAAGTCTTGCTTGTATCTATGGCTGCGTTACACTCAAAAATTTTCTGGTTTGAACTCCCGGCATAAGAAGTCACGAGAGAGTCACATTTGTTGGCTGCTGTTATGAATTGGGAATCGTTTAAGAAAGAACTATCTAAGCCTTTTCCATAACGAGAGTTGGTTAAGAATTCTCTGAGGCATAAAGCCGGATTAGAACTGTTGGCAACACTTGCAGTGGCGCTAGTTCTTGGGTCGTAAACTTTTCTGCCTTGAACAACTGCGTGAATGGAAGGAATCCCACCAAATACATCTTGATCCCATTTAATTCTAGCCGCGATATAAGCCACGCCCGATAGTTTGTGGGCCGAAGTCCAACCGACCCCCGCATTTTTAAGAGTTGAATCAGCATCTTGGCCGTCTGACCCAGTGTATTTATTGATGGTCAAAAGTCCACTGAACTTTGAATCAGTGCTTATTGTGTCATTTATATAAATATCACCTATACTATGAATTTCGCCTTCACATAAAGCCAGCACTAAATATAAATAAGTGTTGTCTGTCCCAGACGTGGCAACAAAGACCCTCACTCCACCAACCTTTCTTTGCCCATACACTACAGGGATGCTGGCGATATTTGACATTTTGTTGACCAGAATACCAGCGTATTGAGCTTCTAAGTCGTCTACGTCTGGGACGTCTATAAACCAACTCACTACCTCACTGATGGCATCAACTGTTACATCTATAATAGCCTGACCTATCTGACCTATAGTGCCTATAGTCGTCCCAATGGGGTCGCTGAAGAACTTCTGGAACCAACCCATTAAGCTCTACCCCACTTCAAATCTCTAACAGTATTGGCCGCAAATTCAAAGCCTTTATCCCCAGGGAAAAACATTTGCTGGCTGTTGTGGTTTGTTCTGCGGCCAGCTTTTTTCTGAAAATCTGCCCAATGAGAAGATGCCGTGACCACCACAGAACTGGTACTGGTAGTATCCGTGATAGAGAAATTTTGGATGCGCCCATCATAGATCATTATGGGGTTGCCAATTATGCCGTAGCTAGAGTTTAAAAGGACCCTTTGGATAGTAAGCTGTCGGTCTATGTAACTTTGGCTCAAAAGTATAGATACATATGCTTGGTTTACCCCGGACAAAGTGACACTAACAGAACCCACCTGAACTTCAGAGGTCTCAGTAACACTGGAAATTCCTTGCAAAGCACTGCTTGAATTATATGTGATTGATGAATGAGTTAAATTGACCGGGCATTCTGTGACATAGACCGGGATGTCAAAGTCCAACTTCAGCAAATGGGCCATTTGAAAACTGTCTTTTGCAAGTTCTGCTATAGTATCAGCATGAATAGTTCTGCTCACGATAAAGCCTCTATAAAGTCCACTTCAAATTTATGGAGCATATCCGTTCCAATAAAATATTCCTGGACGTCATTGGCAAGTCTTACGGTGAAAGGCACATCATTATAGGTCACGGTATCAGTGGATACGGCTGCAATTAAAGGTGGGACAATGGCAATATTGCCGTCACCAGATCTGTCAGCTGTTAGCTTATAGACCTTGGTGTGGCCACTAAATTTTATGAAATCACCAGCTTTTAGAGTTCCAGTGAGCCCGGTGGTGGGCACTGCCGATAAACCTGCGGCTGCGGCTGTGCAAGTAACAGTGCCACTCACCGCCCCACTAGACGAGCCGATTTCGGTGGGTACAACAGTAAAGACTGTATGTCTTCCTCTCAATGAATCAATGTACGCGCTAACAGGCTGGAATTCGGCCCTTGTTAGGGGGGCATATGACGCGCTAAATTCCCATTTTTGGCCAGATATCTTGCGACTTTGCATACGCCCGTTGATAGTCTCAGAAAATAGAGTTGGGTCATTGCTTTTCATGCCGATTGCTGAGAATTTAGGACTGACTGGGTATGTCATACTATAGCTGCCCTTCCGCGCTCATTGAGAGCCTGATTTATCACACCTATTATTGTACCACGTTGAGATACTAGAAGTCTAGTAGCGTCTGATGTGTCTATGGCATTGATGTTGAAAGTCACATTTGCTGTATTGCCGCCCGAATTTGTGTCTTTATTAGACGTTATGCTGCCGGACTGGCCTGGGGTGAACAATTCCGGCCCACGCTCTCCTACAAGATAAGTGCCGGACCTCTGGACTGGGCCCCCTAATTCACGGGCCCCGGTTAGAGATAATCCTTTGGCTAGAGCAAATGAGGAAGCCATACCAACATTGGCCGACACTGCGTTGGCCCCGAGCGTTGCTAATGACACTGCGGCTGCGGCCGGAGCATAAGCCGCTGCGATAAGCCCCCCTTGCACCACTGCTGCTGCTGTTCCTGCTGCCCCAAAAACACGCTCTTTAGCATAGTTAATTGCCGTCTGGACGCCCATTGCAACCAAAGCTGAAATCACCTGCCCCATGATGGCCCGGCCCAATTCTTTCATGGAATCCGCACCGGATTTGCCAAATATTATCATGTTAGCAGTTGCATCACCAATACCCTGTGAAAATGTGCCACCGGGACCAAATATACTCAAAAGTTTATCTGCCATTCGGTCTAGAACTGGCATTGATTGAGCTTCCATTTCAGCCCACCCTTCATTAAAGGATGATTTAAATTGGTTATAGGCCTCAGATTTCCTGGCCATTGCAGCGGCATGGAGGTCTGCGTTTCTGGCCTCGAAATGAGAGGTTGCATCGGACATTTCTTGTTGGGCGTTTCTATGCAAGGCTGATATTTCGCCCATACTAGCAGAGGCCACCCGAACCTTTTTTGCAGCAGCCCCTTCTTCAGTGGAATTAAGTTCCGCTTGCAATGAAGATTGAAGATTGAAAAAATTTATGACTGACTTTTCATTATCACCCATACTCTGAGTAACCGGAATTTTGCCTGGTGATCTCCCTGTGGGCTCAAGAGGTTCTCCGGCAATTGAGAGGCCCTTTAGAGCAAGTTTTGCATCATAAAGTATCTGGAGTTGCTCATTTAAATTACCAAGCAATCCCCCTCCAAGGGCATTCGCATCCATAAGTTTGGCTTGGCTTGTTTCTATTCGCAATATCTCAGCGTTTATCTTCTCCAAACTCCCAAGCATCGCGTCATCTATATTGCTCATGCCCAGCATTTTTTTGATGGTACTTATACTGCCCAGCACCCCTATGGTGAATGCCCTTAATTTAAATCCGCCTAGCATCACGCCTACAATACCAACCGATTGCACTTCCGAGGGCAATTTTAGGAATTCACTCCAAAGGCCACTAACTGAGCCCCAAATAGCGTCGATATATTTCTGCATATCATCAGTAAATCTAGCAACGCCTATAGTGGCGCGCTGAATGAATGACGTTATTGACTTCCCAGCCTCTGCTGCGTTGCTAGATAGGGACCCCTTAGCGCCGAACAGGACTTCACTTGCGGAATTGATCAGACCCTTGAAAATGGCAAATGGCCCATTGTTCATCAATTCATCTTGGAATAATGTGAAGCTTCCTCGGAAATTAGATAGTGCCCCGGACATGGTGTCCATTTGATCTGACATAGCACCACCAAATTGGTTGTTGCCTATGTCCATCAGATAACCTTGAATGGCCTCAGATTCTTTCTTTATTGTGGTTGTGACGCCCTGAAATGTGAACGACACTTGGTCGCCCTGCTGCTTGGATTTAATGCCAAATTCTTTTAAACGCTCAAATTCCCCGGTAGCTGCGTCTGCCACCGCTTCAATCATCTGGTTTAGGTCTTTGCCCATGGCAGCAGCAGTGTTGCCGAAAGCCGTCATGGCCTCTTCGCTTGGGTCCAGGCCAAATGCTTTT